ACGGCTGTCAATTGTCCGTAAAACACTCCCAGCACTAAAAGCTACTGTGTTTGTCGATTTCAAGGAGATCCTCTTCAAAATGGGGGTATTTGATGACAAGTGCTTAAATAAAACAGATTTCATTTACACGTTTTCAAACGGCTCTTGGGTCGATTTCTTCTCGATGGATGACGAGCAGAAAATAAGAGGTCGAAAAAGGGACATCTTGTTTTGCAACGAGGCAAATGAATTAATATTTATAGAATTGCAACAGCTTAAAATGCGAACCACTCGTTTTGCCATATTAGACTACAACCCTTCATTCTCCGACGATCATTGGTTGTGTACTTTAAATAAAGATCCCCGAACATTCCATTTTGTTACTACTTATAAAGACAATCCTTTCTTGGAGCAGACAATAGTTGACGAAATAGAAAGTTTACAAGAAAAAAATAAATCGTTGTGGCAAATATACGGGCTAGGTATGCAGGCTATCGTGGAAGGGTTAATATTCAAGGAAATTGAAATAATAGACGAGTTTCCATCTTGGGCAAAGAGTCAGGCTACAGGCATTGACTTTGGTTTTACCAATGATCCTACAGCAGCGATAAAATGCGGAATAATAGACGATTGTTTGTATTTAGATGAATTGTTTTACCGAACGCAAATGTTGTCTAGGGACATTATTAACGAGTTAAAACGACACGATTTAGATATAATGTCCGAGAGTGCAGACCCGAGGTTAATACAAGAAATTGCCAATGCCGGGATAAACATTTATCCTGTTGACAAGTTTCAAGGATCGATCATGGCAGGGATAACGAAAATGCTGGAATACAAGATAAAGGTAACAAGGAGGTCAGTAAACCTTATAAAAGAGTTTAAAAATTACACGTACCTACAAGATAAGGATGGGAAATGGCTAAACAAGCCAATAGATGCTTACAATCACGGGATAGATGCCGTTAGATATTACATATTAGGCAAGATACTAGGGCGTGTTATCGTGACAAAACAATATAGTAAAGAAGATTTAGGTATATTTTAATTGACATGATATGGGGATAATAAAAAACACGATCAATGTTGCGCTAAATACCGGGAAAAACTTTCTAGGGATAGCTAGAGATCTTGAACAACTACTTAAAGACAAGGATGTAGATAAAGCGATAACTTTGTTTCAAAACAGGGATGTAGATGTCGAGAAAGCGATAAAAGAGTACTGTCCTTCCATGCATGACGTGATGAAAAGAAGAGACAAGCCAAGAAAAGGGAAAGAACCGTACAGGGTAGAAAAATTACCTCGTCGTAGACAAGTATACATTAACGAGGTTGAATTATTCTTTTTGCTCGGTAACTCTATCAAGTGGAAAAACATGGACACGTCGGGTAGCGACGATGCGTTCGAGGCCTACACTAAATTTCTCCAAGACACACGTTTTGATACTACCATGCGACAGGCCAAGCGCCTCGCTGGGGCAGAAACAGAAAGTGCCAAACTGTATCATATATACAAGGACTCCAACGGGAAACCAGCCGTGAAAGTAATCGTGTTATCTCATTCTAAAGGATACACACTTCGCCCGTTGTTCGATCAATATGAAAACATGGTTGCTTTCGGGTACGGATATTTTATTAAAGAGGGCGATAATGTAATAGAGCATTTTGATATTCAAATCCCAAGTTATATTTACAGGTGTAAAAAACAAAAGATAGGTTGGGATGTGGATGTGATGCCTAACCCATCAGGAAAGATAAATATCATTTATTACCAACAAGAGAAAGCTTGTGAGGGCGTGGAGCCTAGAATCAATCGGGAAGAAATGGTAGATTCTAAAACAGCCGACACGAACAATTATTTTGCCGATCCCAAGGCTAAGATTTCAGCCGATGTGATTAAATCTTTAGCAGACCCGGATACTGTTGGGGAGGTTATACAATGTCAAGGAAAAGATAGCGTGTTCGAATACGTGGCTCCCCCTGCTTATTCTGAAATGAAAGATAGCGAGAAGAGAGATTTAAACACTTCTATCCTGTTTGATTCATTTACCCCGGACTTCTCGTTTGAAAACATGAAAGGACTTGGGACCTTGTCCGGAGAAGCACTAAAAAGGGCGATGATTCTAGGTTACATAAAAAGAGATAACCGGAAAGAAATCTATGACATTGCCGTTGATCGAGAAAAGAATTTAATTATTGCTATAATGGCAAATGTGACACATATAGCAC